GTCTTTTTCTTATTTCCGCGATTCAGACTTTGAGCCCGTAGGAGGGTTGCAGCATGCCCAAACCCCGAACCCCTTCGGCGGTGCTGGAGGCGCGGGGTGCTTTTGACAAGGATCCTGCGCGCCGCCGCGAAGATTTTGAAGCTGGCGAGTTTGACCCCAGGCCGCCGACATATTTCAAGGCGCACCAAAAGGCTGTTTGGAACGAGATCGTCGGCGTGCTACCGGCGACCGTGCTCCAGGCGACCGACCGGATGGCGGTTGAACTTGCCGCCCGCCTGATTGCGCAGTTTCGCAAACAAGACGATGCCGAGGTTACCTCGGCGCAGATTGCACAGATCCGTACCGCCCTGGCGGTTCTCGGGATGACGCCAGCCGACCGGTCGCGCGTCTCGATCAAGAAGCAGACTCCCTCGAACCCGTTCGCCGACATGATGGGCGGATCTAAAAAGGCACATTGACTATGCCGGCCGATTTCGTCGGCAAGGCACAGGAGTACGCGCAAGCAGTCGTCAAAGGAAAAATCGTCGCTTGCAAGTGGGTCAAGCTGGCGTGTAAGAAGCACCTGGACGACCTGAAGGCTAGCCGCCGCAAGGCGTTCCCGTATTACTTCGACGAGGATGCGGCCAACAAGGTCTGCACGTTCCTGTCGCTGATGCCTCATACAAAAGGCAAGTGGGCTCGCAAGCGCGAACTCATCGAGCTGCAACCTTGGCAGTGCTTCGCCTTCACGACGCTGTTCGGTTGGAAGATCAAGAAGAACGACCGCCGGCGATACCGCCGGGCCTACTTCGCTGTGCCGCGGAAAAATGGCAAGTCGATCATCGGCTCGGGCATCGGCCTGTACATGTTCTCCGTCGATGGCGAGTTCGGTGCCGAGGTCTACTCCGGCGCGACCACTGAGGCACAGGCTTGGGAGGTATTCCGGCCGGCTAAGCAGATGCTCGAGCGCACACCGGAGCTGCAGGAGGCGTTGGGTGCCGAGGTCTGGGCAAAGTCTCTGAACGTGCCGGCAGATGGCTCGCGCTTCGAGCCTGTAATCGGCAAGCCTGGCGACGGCGCGTCACCATCTTGCGCGATCGTGGACGAATACCACGAGCACGATTCGTCCGACCTGGTCGATACGATGGAGACCGGCATGGGTGCACGCGAACAACCGCTGCTCCTCATGATCACCACGGCCGGCTTCAATATCGCCGGCCCGTGCTACGACCAGGAGGTCGAGGCCAAGAAGGTACTCGAAGGGACGCTAGACGATCCGGAGCTGTTCGCGTTGATCTACACGATCGACGAAGGCGACGACTGGACTAGCTCTGCTGTACTGCGCAAGGCAAATCCGAACTTCGGCATTTCAGTCGACGAAGATTTTTTGCTGTCGCAGCAGCGGCAGGCAACGCAGAGCGCATCGAAGCAGGTCCGCTTCAAGACGAAGCACTTGAACATCTGGTGCTCGGCGAAGTCGGCCTGGCTGAACATGCTTGAGTGGATGAAGTGCGCGGACTACACGCTGCGCCGCGAGCAGTTCAAGGGCGAGCGCTGCTATCTGACGCTCGACTTGGCCAGCCGCTCCGACATCTGCGTGCTGATGCTGGTGTTCGTCCGTGTAATCGAGGGCAAGCAGCACTTCTACTTGTTCGGCGATTACTATTTGCCCGAAGCGGCCATTGAGGGAGCCGAAAAGAACGCCAACGCCTACCGGAAGTGGGTGATCGAAGGTTTCCTGCAGCAGCACGACGGTGCTGAGATCGACTTCGATCTGATCGAGGAAGACATGCTGGCGTTGGTAGCCGAGTACGGGCCCGAGGAAGTTGTCTTCGACCCGTGGCGCGCCGCCCAGCTGGAGCAGCGTCTAACCAAGAACGGAATCACCGCGGTCGAGCTCGGGGCGCAGGTCAAGAACTTGTCGCTGCCGATGAAGGAGCTGGAAAGCGCGATCAAGGCTGGCCGTGTACACCACGACGGCAATCCGATGCTGACCTGGATGATGTCCAACGTTGTAGCGAAGCTCGACGCCAAGGACAACATCTATCCGCGTAAAGAGAAGCCTGAGCAGAAGATCGACGGCGCGGTCGCCTCGATCATGGGCATCGCACGCGCGATCAGCGGTGAAGAAGCCACTACATCATTCTGGGAATCCTGATGAAAAAACTGATCAAGATGGTTCCCGACGCCCTCATCGTAGCTGGCGCCGGGGCGCTGTCCTATGGTGCTGGTCTGTTGCACCCGGCTGCCGGCTTTATCGTTGCTGGGATGTTGCTGCTGGTCGGTGGCGTGTGTGCTGCGCGCCGAGCCCCAGCCGAGAAGGAAGAGGGCTGATGTCGTTCTTTGTCCAAAAAGGGCGTCGCAACCAGGCATTCACCGAGCCGTTCTGGCAGGAGTGGATTGGCGCGCTGGAGTCGGCGACGGGAAAAGCCGTCAACTGGCGGACCGCGCTCCAGGTCGCGACCGTGTTCGCCTGCTGCCGGGTGATCGGCAACGGCATGGCGCAAGTGCCCTTCAAATTGATGCAGAAGAGCGGCCGGACGCGCACTGCTGCGACTTCGCACCCGCTGTTCCGGCTACTCTCCCTGAAGCCGAATGGCTGGCAAACCAGCTTCGAATTCCGGCAAATGCTGGCGTGGCACATCGAGTTGTGCGGCAACGCCTATGTGTTCATCAATCGAAGTGTTACCGGCAAGATCCTGGAGCTCATCCCGCTCCCGCCTGGGCATGTAACGCCGCAGCGCGACGAGAACCTCCGCATTACGTACGACGTAACGGGGCTAGACGGGACGTTCCGCACGCTCAACAAGGGGCGGATTTGGCACCTCCGCGGCCCGACGATTGACGGTTTTCACGGTCTCGACGTAGTTAAGCTGGCACGTGAAGCGATTGGCTTGGCGATGGCGACCGAGGAGGCGGCTGCGCGACTACACAAGAACGGCATCCAGAACTCGGGCGTCTATTCGGTTGACTCGACCTTGGACAAAAAGCAGCACGACGACCTCGCGACATGGATCGGCAAGCAGTTTGCCGGCATGCAGAACGTCGGCAAGCCGATGATCTTGGATCGCGGCGCCAAGTTCCTCAACACCTCCATGAGCTCGGTCGATGCACAGAGCAACGAGACCAGGAAGACGCAGGTAGAGCAGATCTGCTCGTTCATGGGCGTGCTGCCGATTAAAGTCGGATTCTCGGACAAGACCGCTACGTTTGCCAGCGCCGAGGAAATGAATCGCGCGCACCGCGAAGATTGCCTCTCCCCGCGGTGGGAGTCATTCGAGCAGTCGGCCATGATCAACTTGCTGACGGATGCAGAGATCGATGCAGGGCTTTACTTCAACTTTACGGAAGAGGGCCTGCTGCGCGGTTCGGCGAAAGACACCAAGGACGTGATCCTCGGTTATGTAAACGGCGGACTGATGTATCCAAATGAAGGCCGCGAGGCGCTTGACCTGAACCCAGACCCAGATCCAGCAAGCGACAAGCTGCGCATCCCAGCAAACATCGTCGGCGACCCGAAGCCCGCCGAGCCAGCAGTAGCAGCTCCCTAGGAGTAATCCCGCATGCCACAACCGAATATGCAGCCCAAGGCTGCAGGACGAGTCCTGTCCGCTGAAAACGAACGTCTGCTGCGCGAGGCGCGCGACAACCTGGATGCCGTTCTGTCGCAACTGGCCCAAGAAGATCCGCAAGACGCCGGATCTTTCCGGCATCGCAACCGGATGGCATTGAAGCCCGGGCATGTGCGCATCAATGCTGATGCCGGCGGCAGCGAAGCCGAGATCCTGATCTATGGCGACATCGGCGGTGGCTGGTGGGACGAAGGCATTACAGGCGAAACGATCACGAACCAGATCGCCGATCTCGACGTCGACACGATCAACGTGCGAATCAACAGCGGCGGTGGACTGGTGTTCGAGGGGCTGGCCATTTACCAGGCGTTGGCTCGGCACTCGTCCAAGATCGTTGTGCACATCGACAGCATCGCCGCCTCGATTGCCAGCGTGATCGCTATGGCCGGCGATGAGATCCGGATCAGTGAAGGCGCCAACCTGATGATCCATAAGCCGTGGTCTGGCATGTGGGGTGATGCCGATGCCTTCCGTAAGGAGGCCGATGTCCTCGACCAGCTGCAGACGGGCCTGATCAACATCTACGAAGCCCGGACCGGCGCCAAGCGCGCCGACCTCGAGGCCTGGGTCAATGCGGAAACGTGGTTCCTCGGTCAGGCCGCGGTCGACGCTGGCTTCGCAGACGCGATGGTGCCGGCCAAGAAGAAAAAGGCTGCCGCCTCGGCGATGCTGAATCACTTCAAGAATACCCCGAGCAATCTGCTGGCCTCGGCCGGCGGCCCGGAAATTCGCGAGTTCGAAGCCTTCCTCCGCGACGGAGAAGGGCTCTCCAACGCGCAAGCAAAGCGCATCGCAGCCGCGATGTCGCGGGTGAATCGCGACGATTCGTCCGAACCGCCAGTAAAGCCCCTCCGTGATGGTGGGGACCCTGCGGATGAGCAGAACGCAGCCGCCCGTCGGCTTGCGCAAGGCATCAAACAACTTACCTCCACCATCAAGGAATGACCATGGCAGACAAAGACGCCGTTCAAGAAGTAATGGAAGCGTTCACCGAGTTCAAGAAAACGAACGACGCGAACCTGCAAAAGCGCAGCGCCGATCTGGACGCGAAGCTCGACAAGATCAACGCCGCGCTGGACAAGCACGAAACCACGAACCAGCAGATCGTGCTGATCGGCCAGCAGAACAAGGCCATCCAGGAGCAGGTCGACGCGATCGAGAAGATCGCTAACCGCGCCGGCTTGGGCGGCGCTGCTGATCCGCAGGCCAAGGCCGCTCAAGAGTACATGGACGCCTTCAACCGCGTGCTGCGCAAGGGCGCCGGCGACCGCGATCCGGCCGACATGGCCCTGCTGCGCGAGCGCTCGGCGGCCCTGGTCAAGGGTGACGACGCCAGTGCCGGCTATCTGCTGGCCCCGCCCGACATGCAGAAAGAGATCATCAAGAACATCATCGAGATGACCCCGATCCGCGCCCTGGCGACTGTCCGCAGTATCGGCGTCGGCAGCCTGAAGATGCCCCGCAAGACCGGCAACGGCTCGGCGCTGCGCGTCGGCGAAACCGGCCCGCGCGGCAATACCGGCGATCCGACCTACGGCATGCTGGAGTTCTTCGCGCCTGAGATGTTCGCACGTATCGAAATCTCCCAGCAGATGCTGGAAGACTCCGATTACGACCTGTTCGGCGAGCTGCGCGAAGACGCCGCCGAGCAGTTCGCAGTCCGCGAGGGCGCTGAGTCGATCAGCGGCACCGGCGGATCGGCTCAGATGGAAGGCATTCTGGTCAATCCGGACGTCGGCTTCTCCAAGAGCGGCGACGCGAACCTGATCACCGCTGACGGCATGCTGACCATCTACAGCGATCTGAAAACCGCCTACGCGCGCAACGCGATCTGGGGCCTGAACCGCAACACCCTCGGCCAAGTGCGCAAGCTGAAGGACTCGACCAACCAGTACCTGTGGGCGCCTGGCATCGCAACCGGCATGCCGAACACCATCCTCGGCGCCGCCTATGCCGAGATGGCCGACCTGCCGAACGTCGCCGCAAACGCCTTCCCGGTGGTCTTCGCCGACTGGAAAAAGCTGTATGTGATCGCTGACCGCGTGAACGTATCGCTGCAAGCCGACTACACGACTGGCGCCGACAACGGCCTGGTTGTGTTCCGCGC